AAAGATAATTCTGCCTGATCCATCTGGAGGTCTGCCTTATCTTTCATAGCTTTACGTTGTAGTTCAGCAGCTTTTAATTTATTATCATCAGCATCTTTCTTAGCTTTACGCTGTACTTCTGCTGCTTTCAGTTTTAATTCCTGCTGTTGCATTTGTACGATCGGGTCTTGAGCTTTTTTCTGAGCTTCCCGTTGTGCTGCTTCTTGTTTATGTGCCTGTGTAATCTGCTTACCTGCATCGGCAACCAGACGTGCAAGATTAACTTCAACCTCTTCAGGAAGTTCTTCATTAGGTGGCGGTAACGGAGCACCTAACTTCTCTTCAATTTGTTTACGATAGTTAAACCCTAGATGTTCAGCTATATGTGCCTGCAAGGATGCCATAATCTGTTTCGCCTGTGGATTCTGTCCTATAAGCTGGGCAACCATCGGGTCTTGCATAAACGCCATATGAGTCGCAATATGGGCATCATGATCCTGATAAATAAACGCTCTCATCGGTTTACCTGTAAGGGCGTTCATATTTTCACTTACTGGATCAGCGGGTTTCATATCTTCTTTTGTCGGTACAAGTTTATCAGCATTCTTGACCCCCAGTACTTCTATCATTTGCCTGTGAAGTTGCGGCAAGTCATATATCTGTGGTGCAGACTGAGACATCTGAAGTACAGCCTGATACTGGACAACCCTTTGAGCCATTGTTGAACTATTGGGATCACTTACAGGTATTACATCGACCATTAAATAATCAGACTGCCTTGCTCCAACTTCCCCTCTAACAGGTTGGTACGCATATTCTGTAGGTGCATACTCTGACATCAAAATCTTTAACAGTTTAAATTCCTGTTTCATTGCATAATGAACACGTGCCTGAACAGCCGCCATAGGTTTTAATGTGCGTTCCAGTAATGCTAATGTAGTCCCCACAGGTGCATTAGCGGACATATCAGATATATTCATATCGCTGATAGCCCCTAGTCTCCTGCCTTCGGTAGTAATCTTATCAAGTAATTGCAGTAATGTCTGGCTTGGTTCTTTGTATGGAAGTGGCATGATATTATCCCGTATACTGCCAGATGGTACATCTACATCTTTCCATTCTCCAGGTTCTATCGGAGCATCGTCACCCTTGATACGCAACCCACGTGACTTTAACCCGCCCGGGAGATTTGCGAGAGTTCCTGCATCTACGAGCTGACGTATCAAGGATGTTCCTGCCCGAGCATACCCACCTATGATGTGAATAAGCCCAAGACCATAAAATCCAAATCCCGGAACATATACATAATGTACAAAATGCTGTCTTTTCAGTTTAAGTTCATCATCGGGATTCCAGTTTCTACGTATAGCTAAAATTTTATTATTGCCACGTTCTATGGTTACTATGTACGGTTTTGCTATCTCATCATCACTATCATCAATACCTTCTATGACAATATCAGCATGAATTTCGTATATGGCATATCTGTCGTCATCTGTTAGGGAGTATCCGCCTTCTTCTGCTTTACGTACTTCTATGTCCGTATGGAATGCCTGCGGTTCTCCTAAATCTTCCACTTCACGGTAAAACTTGTTAGCCTGAAGCTTCTTTAACTCGTTATTAGTCTTACGCATTATATGTGTAACACGTTCAGCTGTTTCTATATGGGAAGCCCCGTAAGGAATAATTACATCTTCTGCAGGGATATAGATGGCACATTGTCTTCCTATGTTAGGGTCATAGTAAACTTTCTTAAATGCCGAACCTGATAAACCAAGGCTGTACAGTAATCTTTCGTGCTCGGGTCTATACTCCACCATGTTTTCAGTAAGTTCATAATTCATATCCCCTTTAACACGGGTAGCCGCTTCTTCTTTTTCCTTTGTTTCGTCACCAATAATTTTAGTCTTTACAGGCCCGAGTGCAGGGAATGTTTCACTCATGGTTTCTGCCTGAAATCTTATAGCAGCTTCTGCAAGAACTGTAGAATAAACACCACAGGCTCCTTCCCAGGGGTCAGTGCGTTCCTCATATTTAAATCCCAATACATCCAGACCTTTTACGAATGTATCCGCCCAGTCTTTCCTGCTTTCAATATCAGCATCAACCAGACCAACAAGTTCGGAAGATAGAGTATCAAGAATATTCTCCTCGAGTGTTTCAGCAAGGTTGGCATCAAACTCGGTTTCCCCTGCCTCTTCCCCAGGAATTAAAGTAACTTCCACACTGCCGTCATCAAGGGTAACCATGTCGGGATTTACAATTTCAATCTCCAAATCCGCTTCCGGCATTTTACCGTTCTTCTTTATTTCTTCCTCTATTCCCAGAGGAGCTGGGGATATTCCTTTTTCAATAGCCATAGTTTACTCCCTAATAATAAGCCGATCTTCTTTTAAAATACTGCACTTCATCAGATTCGTCACTAGGTAATCTTATAAACCCGCCCTGTCTGAACCTCATAAGTGCCATTACTGTCGAATCAACCAAGTCATCATGACTCATAAATGGAAATCCTGCAATCTCTTCTATAACTTCTTCTGCCCATCTTGTCTCCGGAACCCATACAAGTCCGGAAGATACAATATCAGAAACAGAATTTAGACGAGCCAATTTATCTCCTGAGCCTCTATGCGGGGTATACTCCTGTATTGGCAACCCCATTCTACGCATCTCCTGATAGAGAGCCGTACCTGAATTTTTCTTCTCCACAATAAACGAATCAGGCTCCCACGCAGAATATTCTTCCATCGCTAATTCTTTTAGTTCTGGAAACTCCATACGCCTTTTTATACTGTTTAACAAGATAATATTATAATTATCTTTATGTTCATTTAAAAATACACCCCATGTTGTCAGGGCGGTAAAGTCAGCCCTGTTATGGGTTTCTGCCGCAGCATCGAGGGACATTATAATATATTCGCATGACGGAGGACTATCTTCTTCCAGAACTGCCACCATTCCCTTTTGACCAAAGCTGCTTCTTCTGCAGTAGGTTCCTGCTGATACTGGGCATTCCACTGGAATACAGGCATGGAGGCCTTGGTGCGGAGCAAAGCTTCGAGGTCAAAGAACTCAGGCCACAAGGGCTTTTGCACAGATTCATTTGTTTCTTTCTCTACAACATCCAGTATAGCAGGAAATTCTACAACTTCATATTGATCGGCTTTATCATTTTTTGACATATCAGTTGTTACACGCCCAGTCAGGTCGTCCATATGCCATCTTGTCTGTATAATAGCTACACGACCTCCCGGCATAAGACGTGTACGAGCACCAAAAGTAAACCACTCATAAGCCTTTTCAAACACACTAAAATTACCATTAATAACGTCCTGTTCCGAATGCGGGTCATCAATAAGGAGCAAATCCGCACCACGACCAGCGATTGATGAACCAATACCGCAAGCATAATACTCCCCACCAAAATTTGTATTCCAACGTCCTGCTGACTTAGAGTCAACAGCAAGCTGTACTTCAGGGAATATCTTCTTATAATCGTCTGTAGCAATTAAGTTACGTACTTTTCTACCAAAATCTACCGCTAAATCTGTTGTGTGCGATACCATCATTACTTTTTTATTAGGATTCCTGCCAAGGAACCATGCAGGGAACATAATGGACACGAGCTGGGATTTGCCATGTCGAGGGGGAATATTGACGCAAATTCTATCTTTATTGCCCTGCTCAATGTCCATTAACAGGTTTGCAAGCATTCTATGATGTTTCCCAACAATGTAATCGGGTTGCATGTGCTTGCAGAAAGCTATTAAATCATCATAAACTTTCTTATTATACTTACGATCTGACAATTCATTGACCAATTTATCTATTTCTGCCACTTCTTCAGAGGAATACTGATCCAGATTATCCAACATCGTGGTAATTTCTTCTTCAGTAAAGTCTATAACAGCTTCAGTCGACATCTGATTTCTCTTCTGTCCCTAATTCCTTGTCTACATCGAAGGATTCCCCTTCAATGACTACTACATCTTCCACTTCTTCATCATTCTGGGCTAATTTTTCCAGTTTTTTACGTAATTTTGCCTTTAAATCGCTTGTTGACTGGTGTGTTATAGTCACTTCCGACTTTTCTGCAAACAATCCAACGTCAGAAATCTTACCAAGAAGCTCCAGAGCACGTATGCGTACCTTTGCATCAGGGTTTTCGGTCTCCAGAACAAGTTTATTGGTAACCATATGCCTGATATGTACTGCACTTTTGACCACTGACTGCCCAAATTCGGTTAATATACTGTCAGTCAGTACAAGAGAAGCAGGTGTAAGGGCTGCAGCTTTCTTATTTGTAACCTTTTTAGAGGTTTTATCAGGATCATCAGCATAAGACGTGGATAATTTAGCGGCTACATCCTTGTCTTCA